GGGAGGGTGACGATGATGTCTATACCACTTGGGTTTACTCTGACGACTTTGAAGATACTGTAGACCATAATGATCCTTGGTCTGATGAGCATTACTGCGACAGTTATGAAGAAGCTTACGGTAGATGCTTGGACTATATTAAGTATCATAATGGGGAGGGTGAGTAATGAATAACATACAACAACGCATCTATGTCTTGGAGTCTATGGCTAGGCAGGGCGAGGCCAGCAACAGTGACATGAAGGAGCTGTTGAGACTTCAACAACAGTTATCTTCTTTTCAATCTGAAGATCTTATCAACAAGGATGCAATCAATAATCTATCTTCAAAAGATTTAAAGAAGGTTAGTAATATATTAGATAACGTGTAAGGAGGACACAACCAAAAAAACCATTCGCGCGACCTTGATACTCTCAGGGTCGCGCGATTTTTCCCCACCCCGTAGCACTTGGGCGAAGGGGTGTTTGCTTAGAGTATGCGTAGCATTCCATAGTTCTTTTCTTAGAGATAATAGAGAAGAGAAGAAGAAGAAGGGGGGAACCCCCCCTGTGACGCTAGTCACTGCTTTTGTCTTAAAGGGCAAAAAATAGACATGGAGAGAATATCTGGAAACTTTGACAAAAACTGACCCCCCTTGCACAATAAAAAAGGGGTAGGAGTCCCTTGTCCGTCGAAAAATTTTATATATGAAAAAATGTGAAGCCCTTGTCCGTCGAAAAATTTTATATATGAAAAAATGTGAAGCCCTAACCAAAGACAAAAAGAAACAAAAGTCGCAGCAAGACTCCGGAATCCTATATCCGTCATCTCTATTCTCAGTTAAAATACTCCCGGAGGAGTATCGTGCTAAGTAATGAGTAAATCGCAAGTACCTTTATATGACATTGACGTTGAGCGTTTGGCCGATAACTATCCCGATGCCACCAAGGAACTGCTGGAACTCACCGAAGCGCTAAAGGCCAAGGAACTGCAACGCCAGGGCCAGGACAGTTTTTTACATTACGTGCGCCATATCTGGCCCGATTTTATCGAGGGCCGCCATCACCAGATCTTTGCCGAGAAACTGGAGCGCGTCGCCAACGGGGAACTCAAACGCCTGATCGTCAACATGCCGCCACGGCACACCAAGAGTGAATTCGCTTCTACGTATTTTCCTTCGTGGGTGTTGGGGCGCAATCCCAAGTTGAAGGTCATGCAGATCACGCACACGGCGGAACTGGCTTTCCGTTTTGGTAGAAAGGTCAGGGACGTCATTGATTCGCCGGAATACCAGAAAGTGTTTCCGGGGGTGAAGTTAAAAGCCGATAGCAAATCTGCCGGGCGGTGGGAAACCAATGCCGGCGGCGAGGCCTTTTATTCAGGCATTGGCGGTGCCGTCACCGGTCGTGGCGCCGATCTGCTGGTACTGGACGACATCCACTCGGAGCAGGACGCACTGTCACCGAAGGCCCTCGACAACGCTTGGGACTATTATTCATCGGGTCCGCGCCAAAGGTTGCAGCCCGGTGGCTCCATTGTCGTGGTGATGACACGCTGGAGCACCAAGGACTTGACCGGCAGGCTCCTCGGCAAACAGGGGGAGGCCCACGCCGATCAGTGGGAAGTGGTGGAATTTCCGGCTATTTTCCCCGAAACCGGGAAGGCGCTGTGGCCGGAGTATTGGACGCTATCGGAACTGGAAGGGGTGAAGGCGTCGTTGCCGGTGAACAAATGGGAAGCGCAGTGGATGCAGGCCCCGACTTCGGAGGAAGGTGCTATACTAAAACGGGAATGGTGGCAAAAGTGGGACCACGACGAGGTGCCACAAATGCAATATGTCATCCAATCGTACGACACGGCTTATACAAAAAAAGAAACTTCTGACTACTCAGCGATCACGACGTGGTGCGTATTTTATCCGGACGAGAACTCTACACGACCCGCGCTCTTACTCCTCGACGTCAAAAAAGGACGCTGGGACTTCCCGGAGCTAAAACGGGTCGCCTACGAACAATACACTTATTGGGATCCGGATACGGTTATTGTCGAAGCCAAAGCATCAGGGCTCCCATTGACCGACGAATTACGCCAAGCGGGGATCCCGGTGGTCAATTATTCACCGGGCAGAGGCCACGACAAGATTGCACGGGTAAATGCGGTGGCGCCGTTACTGGAATCGGGCATGGTCTACGTACCGGAAACACGCTGGGCGGAGGAATTAGTAGAGGAATGTGCGGCGTTTCCATTTGGCGACTACGATGACTTGGTGGATTCCACTACGCAGGCGCTAATGCGTTATCGACAGGGCGGATTTATTGGTTTAGAATCGGATGACGACATGCAGGATGGATATCCGCGCAGGCTAAAAGAGTATTACTAGGAGTAAACAATGGCAGATAAAGGTGAAAAGATAAAGGACCAAGGCTTTGTTCCTTACGCAAAACAGAAAACTCAAGCCACTTCCAAGGGCCCTCAGCCCGGAGCCGGAAAAGGCAAGAGTCGGGGCGGCGGAGATGCAAAACGAGGCACTAAGTTCACAGGCGTATTTTAAGAGCTTGCTATGGCAACTGCTGGAAAAAGGGTATTCAGTCCAAAGACCCAAGCCCGTAACTTAAAAAGTGGGTATGATTTTAAGAGGGCTCAGGGAATAGTAAGTAATGGCAGAGAATAAAGTACCCACTAATATAGAAAGGTTGTCAGATCTCATTGATCTGGAAGTTGAAGACGGTATCGAAGTCCAGATAGAAGCACCTTTGTCCCCGGACGGAATGAATGATATCGCCGTGGAGTTATCCGATGGCGGTGGTGCTGAAATCAATTATTTTCCCGATGAAGACCCCATGAGCGAGGTCCCGTTTGATGCTAACTTAGCTGATTTTCTGGAGGAGGGAGAACTAGGACTCATTGCCAATAATCTTGTGGGTGAATTTGAAGATGATAAAGGCACCCGTTCAGAGTGGGAAGATGCCTATGTCAAGGGCTTGAATTTACTTGGTTTCAGGTATGAGGAAAGGGATCGTCCTTTTCCCGGTGCCTCCGGCGTTACGCATCCGTTATTGGCGGAATCGGTGACGCAATTCCAAGCACAGGCCTTTAAAGAGCTATTACCCTCGAAAGGACCGGTAAAAACACGGGTATTGGGTAACGAAACCCCGGATATTGAGGAGCAGGCACGTCGGGTCGAGGAATTTATGAATTACCAAATAACCACGGTAATGGACGAATATACCCCTGAAATGGACCAATTGTTGTTCTATTTGCCGTTGGCGGGTACTGCTTTCAAGAAAGTTTACTACGATACCAGCAAACAACGTGCGGTCAGTACCTTCGTGCCGGTGGAAGATTTGGTGGTGCCCTATACCGCCAGCAATCTGGAAACCTGTGAGCGCGTCACGCATATAGTAAAGATGACGCATAACGAAGTCCGTGCCCAACAAGTCGCCGGCTTCTATCGGGATATTTCCTTGGAGCCTTCGGAAACTAATATTGCCAATGATCCCAAGGACAAGGAAGACGAACTCGAAGGCATTCGAGCTGGCATCAATGAAATGCTTTATGAATTACTGGAATTCCATGTCTCTACGGACATACCGGGATTTGAAGATCCTGATGGCTTCCATCTCCCCTTTATCATTACCGTCGACAGAACCTCCAATAAGGTCTTGGCGATTCGCAGGAACTATCTACAGGATGATCCGTTAAAGAAAAAAATACAATATTTTGTGCACTACAAATTTCTCCCTGGCCTTGGCTTTTATGGCTTTGGGCTAATACACATGATCGGTGGCTTATCCAGAACAGCAACCGGCGCCCTCAGACAATTAATAGATGCCGGAACCCTAGCGAACCTCCCCGCTGGGTTCAAGGCCAGGGGATTGCGAATCAGGGACGACGAAACACCGTTGGAACCGGGCGAGTTCCGGGATGTCGATGCACCGGGCGGAGCGCTTAGGGATTCCCTAATACCGTTGCCGTATAAAGAACCTTCGGCCACGCTCATGCAACTACTCGGCTTCTGCGTGGAAGCGGGACAACGCTTTGCTTCCATTGCCAATCTCCAGATAGGGGAAGGCAATCAGGAAATGCCCGTAGGCACGACCATGGCGCTATTGGAACAAGGCACACGGGTCATGTCGGCAGTGCATAAAAGATTGCACTACGCCCAAAAAACAGAATTTAGAATACTGGCTAGATTATTCTCTGAATACCTACCCCCCGTTTATCCATATCAAGTGGTGGGCGGGGATCAAGCCATAAAACAAACGGACTTTGACGATCGCATAGATGTGATACCCGTCAGTGATCCCAATTTCTTTTCCATGA